TCTAAGGGCGCTCTGGTGGGGGTAATACCTTTTGATGAGGCTACCCACCTGATAGCAGAATTAAGCAACTCTATTCGGTGGTTATATGGCAAGGGCGCACAAAAAAAAGACCCTGCAAAACAGGGTCAAGTTTGATTCAACGAAAGGTTATTATTTATTCTTCATCTGAATACCATATTCGCATTTCAGCACCGTCACCAAAACACTCTTGAACTTGTTCCCATTTTACAATTTCTCTTTTTGGGTAGCCATGTTCACATTTTATAACTTTGCCGTTTTTATGCTTCATTACTTCCCAAACTGGTTTTTGAAATTCTATCCAAGTGTCATCATATTCATTATGCTCCCATTCTATATTTTTATCTTTTAAATGTTTTTGGATTGCTTCCATTACATCAAAATAACTTAAAGTTATAAACATTGTTTTAGCCTTTCTTTTTTCTGGTTTCATTTACGTCTTTGGTTAGCTCCACAAATTGATCTGCAAGCCTAGCCATTCTTAAAATTTCATCTCTAGCCCATTGCCTATTGCTAGGCTTTGGTGCTGTTTCATAAATCACTAACAAAGATGATGTTATACTTTGCCAACTGGGAGTCGCGTCTATGTATTGTGTAGTCATTGGTTTAGCCTTTCATCATTAATATTATTTGTGTTTCATATGTTGCAATATTGTTTTGAAAAATTCTACAAAATCAATAACGTCTTTTTTATTTATTATTAATTCGTCAAATTCTTCTGTCTCAACACTAGTTAATCTTATCGCTATTTCTCTTGGATAAGAACTGTTAAAAACTAAAGATAAGAGTTGCCTAATGTTTTCTTCTTTTTCCCCTGCGCTTGCAGGAAAAATTGTACCCACTCTCAAATGTTGCTCTTGGCTCATTAATTTATAGCCTTGATTAAATTCTGGTTTTGTCATTGTTTTAGCCTTTCTTAAATTCTGTATTCATATCTTCAATGTCGAAGCTTGTTGACCTAACTAAATTATAAACAGCTTCTTTTAATTCACTATCGCTAGGTTCGTGGTCGTTAGGTAAATCAAGTTGATCTAATGTCGTTGTGAAAGTAAAACTTACATCAAGATCGTTCATTAAAAAATCAACGTGTATATCGCCAGTTATCATTTTTTTAGCCTTTCTAATCTGCGTTTAATTCTGCGTTAATTCTGTAGTATTCCCCATTAACGGGGCCGCATTCACATTCTTCACAAACTTGAATTTCTTTAATTATTGTCGGATGTTCCGAATAATACAATTTGTCTGTTTTACATCCGCAATATTCACAAGTTAAATTCATTGTCTTAGCCTTTCTTAATTAAAATTATTTCGTTTATTAAATCAGCGATTGCAAAGCCCATAAACAGCGCGGCAAAAATGCCAGTTAATAAAAGTGAGCTTGTAAGCGTGTAGAAAATTATTTCTTTTGTAGTCATTGTCTAAGCCTCTCCATTTCTTATTGCATTAATATATTCTTGGACAACTAAACGTGGCTCTACATTGCCGAAATATTGATTAATATGTTTTGTAGTTGTCTGACTGTATTTTGTAGTCGTTTTAAATGCACCTTTAACGTCATATCCTGCAACTGGTGTGTCATAAGAGAACAATAAGGTTATATCGCAATCGTCATAATGATTTTTAAAAGTTAATTCTGTTACGTTTGATTTTAATTTTTTAAGTTTCATTGTTTTAGCCTTTCATTGATTCGTATTTTTACTTTATCAATATTATCTGATATTACAATAATATTATGAACTAGCTTAATTAAAAGCTAGTCTTTAATATTATTGTGCTAATAATTCTAGATTTAGCCAGACTCCTCTATCATCTAATTCTGTATATGTTCCAAATGGACTAGAACTATAATTGTAAAAGGTATTAGTGTGTTTTTGCTTTTCTACTGCAAAGAATGGTTTGTGCTTTTCACCTGTTATTTTTTCCATAATTTTATTTGCTAATTCACAATATTCTTGCGCTTCTTCAAAGCTTTCTGCTTTGTCTAATTCTATCCATATATTTTTTGTCATTTGTCATTCCTTTCTTGGTTAGTGTAGCGCCTGTTAGGACGCTACTTTTAAATTATCTGTTTCTGATTGCTTGGCAGCTTCCAAAATGAATGTCGCAGCCTTATCAGCAGCACTAGCAGCTTTTTGTATTGCATCAGGTTTGTTTTTTAGGCACTCAATCCAATTGTTTAAATATTTAGCATGGTCTGCTCGTGGTTCAGCGTCAACTTTTGTCAGACCTGATAAAATAGCGCTTGTTAATTCTGCTATCAATTCTTCAAAAGCATAGCCGTCAGAGCCAAAGCGAGTACCGAATTTGCGGTCTAATCTTTGCTTGCTGCCAGTCCAGTGACCTAGCTCGTGAAATAGCGTTCCGTAGTAGCCAGAAGCATTTTTAAACTGCTCTTTGCTTGGCATATTGATAACATCGTTAGAGGGTCTGTAATAAGCGCTGTTAGCGTCTTCATTTACAAACTTAGCACCTGACAATTCAGCGAGGTTTTCAGCGTCTATAATATCAGACCAATCCTGAGTTAATTCTTTTTCTTCAGGTAAAAAATCACCTTTATAACCGTCTACATATTGAGAGTTAAAAACAGTGAATACTTTCCATGTTGGAAATGTTTTTTCTTCGTCTGTCTTTTTGTCTTTGTATTTTACTATTTGGAAAAATATTACATTGATACCTTTACCTTTAGCGTCTTTTAATTTGTAACCTAAACTTTGCCATTGTTTGAATGTACCAAAGACCGGTGAAGTATAGCCGCGCTTGATCATATGAATTGATAAACTTATTCTATTGATGCCGTTATAATTGCGCTGTTTGGCGCTTAATGGTTGACCTTTGGCGATTATATCGCGCCATGGTTTTGTCCAGTTTGATCCGTATTCTTGCATCATTTCAATACAAGTGCTGCTGATTTCCGTCATTACTTGATTAGTTCTTTTATCCATTGGTTTAGCCTTTCGTTGATTCGTTATATATATATTTAAATAGTATTTTTAATATTAATGCAAATGCTTTTAATATTATAGAGATATTATAGCAATATTAGGGGAACGACATTTTATGACCTAAGCATAGCAAAACGTCTTTATGCTCTCAGCGAGCCTCTCAGAGCCTCTCAGAGTATAGCGCCTATTTAGTATACGATTGTTTTCAATTGTTTAGCTTTGTTCTACATTGTTTGGTTTTTGCCAAAACGCGACACGACAAACGGTAAAGCACAAGGTCGCGCACGGGCGCACGCGAATAATACAATGCGAAACAAAGAGCAACCTATTGTTCTCCATTGTTTAATATTGGTTAAACTTAGAACAACGCCCCATGTTTGACTCTGGCTGTACTGTCTTTGACTAACTTCAAACAATAAGATGCAATGGTATACAATAAATTTGACCCCCCCTACCTAGCCCCTCCCCCCCCCACCGTTGCTATAACACATTCCCACACACAAAAATTTATGTTATAGGATTTTTGGGTGCTGTTTAGTAAAATCTAACCTCCCTTAGATTTATTATGCTTTCTCGCAGCACCCACCCCCACTACTAAAACTAATATTATTAGCTTTTATTATTATTATTAGTTATACTTCTGCGTACAAATACGAATACTAATAATAATAATAATTACTTTAGTATATTATTATTATTAGTTGAAGTACGGAGCTAAGTAATAATATGAGGAAAGCATGGCAGGCAGACCAAAATTCAAAAAAGCTATTGCAGAGCTAGATAAGCGTGGTGGAGTTGACGTTTTGCAGCAGGAGTTACTTGCTGGCAAAACTATACCTATGATTGCAAAAGAACTTGGATTAGATCGCGGTTACTTTAGGCGTAACATTGTGAAGAACGAAAAGTATGGTAATGCCATACGCGAGATAGAGCACCAAGTTGCAGATGCTCATGCTGATGCAGCGTTTGATATGTTGAACGATATTAAGGATAGGCGCGAGGTTGAGGTTGACGAAGCGTTAAATGGTAAGAACAGCCGTGACGTTAGTGAGGCAAATGTTAATCAGGTTGATATTGGCATTGCGAAGGGTTTAGCGCAGCAGCATAATTTTATAGCTTCATCTTTAAACAAAAATCGTTATGGTAGTGGCAGTCAGCAAAACATCCAGATTAACATTGGTGATTTGCATTTAGATGCTCTGCGTAAGATGAAGGTTATTGACCATGAATGACTTATCTCAGAATACGATGATTAAGTTTACCCAGCGTTACGCTAAAAACCCAACATTGTTTGTGAGAGAGGTGCTTGGTGTAGAGCCGTTAGATTATCAGGCTGAGTTTCTTGAGGCTATTGCAGACGGTGAGAGAAAAATTTCAATTCGCTCTGGACATGGAACTGGCAAGAGTACTGCTGCATCTTGGGCTATGCTTTGGTACTTCTTGATGCATTATCCGAATAAGGTGGTTGTGACTGCACCTACTTCTAGCCAGTTGTTTGATGCTTTATTTGCTGAGATGAAGCGTTGGATAAATGAGTTACCTGATGCGTTTAAGGAAGTGTTAAACGTAAAGTCTGATCGTGTTGAGCATACGGCTGCGCCTAGTGAGATGTTTATTTCGGCTAGAACCTCAAGAGCAGAAACGCCAGAAGCTTTAGCAGGAGTACACTCAGAACACGTTATGTTGATTG